GATATACATCGTGCCACAGAATAGCTATTTAGGCAGTGGCACAACGCTTGACTGGACATCTAAACTCGACACAAGCAAAGACGTTGTAATAGGTAGCACGGTTGACTTGCAGAAGTCTAAATTTCAATTCACATACGCTGCGGGTGATGACATTATAAGCAAGCAATATCAGATTGCAAATCGCATCTATGGAGATTATGAAGCGGTTGGATATACCATTAACCCAAACACAACGCCAAGTGACTTTGCAATAGGTGACCAAAAGATACAACTTGTAACACGCTCAACGCCTTCGGGGTTGGTAAAAGGTAGTGGGTATGTCATTCCAATTTTCCTCAATGATCAACTCGAGTTTGTTGCACCCGGTGCGCGATGTTTATACGAGGCAGGTACATACGATGTGCAGCTATATGATGATGGAATAAGTGCAGCTGTAAATACATCCGTTCCTGTGCTAAACAATTACAGCGTTCTTGTACCTGAACTTGATGACTACGATTTAAACTGGGCACCTGAGGTACCAGCACAGCCCATACTTAGCAATCCATACAACAATCTTTTCAATCTGTATTGGCGCACTTACATGAATGCTTTGTATTCACCAGAGGCGCGAATGATGGAGGCTAACTTTGCGCTTGACCTTAAGGACATCCTTACCTTTTCCTTTGCAGATAAGATATGGATACAGGATAGCTATTGGCGTATAGTTGAGATTAGTGATTACAAGGTGGGCATGTATGAGAGTACTAAGGTTAAACTACTAAAGTTTTTGGAGGATGTAGAAGATTGTGCAAGTACGCCCGTTTCAGTTAGCGTCAATGGTGAAGTAAACTTTGAAGATGGCAATGGTGACCCTGTTGCGGCAACGCAAGATTGCTGTTCGCGTTATGGGTATAATTGGGATGAGGTCAATGCAGTATGTTGGGCATTTACACCAACGGGCGATAGACCTAATAGCGGGGTGAATGGTAATGCCACAAGCCCTGCACCACGAGTAATAAAGGCAGCAGCACAAACCCGTTCTATTGTCAACTCAGTTATCACAGGTGAAACTATTGACCTTGCAATAGGCAACAAGGACATGCTTGCAGCGGGTCAACATTTGACATTGACAAAGGATGTGCAGGGTAGCACGCTACTTGGTAAAAACGTATCTACTAATTTGCCGGGTATTCATATAGGAGGTGGCTATCGTGATGGTGTTGTGGGTAGTACTTCACCTGCATGGGCGCAATTTGGTTTCTTTGTATTGCAAAAAAGACCAACTATAACTACATCGGGAGATGTTGTTGATTTGGATATTGAAGGCGTACCGGGTGAATACATCAACATCGATGATGATAATGTATGGTCATGCATTTTGAATGTGCTAATTCGTGATAATACGGGAGCAAGTGAAACGTCAATACACCACTTCACTCTTGACAAGATAGGCGGCGCAGCAAATGCCAGTGCAATAACTACGCTCAATACTATTGGTGCAATCGGCACAAATGTGTTTACATTCGGCATTGACACTGCAACCAATCCAGCTGAACATCGGATTAATGTAACAGTAACAGGTGGCACTTATCCTGAAGTGTTTATCATGAATGCAACTTTACAATACCAACAATCAAAACTAACATAAATGGATTCAATAAAAAACTCAATGCGTTATTTGCAACTTGGCATAGCCCCAACAAGTAAGCATAACTTTCAACTTCGCACATGGCAACGTGTGCTGTGGTATATCACGCTGTATATATGGCGCACTATCTTGTTTTTCGGACTTATCTATTTACTATCTAAACTAATATACTAATGGCAGAGCCTATCGTTCGGAGTTTTGTAATTGATACAAGTAAAGCAGAGCAGAATCTGCAAAGTTTAAACACGCAAACGAGTACAACAACCGCTTCACTTGATGCGATGTATGAGCAGTTGATTAGCTTAGATAATCAGTTGCAAAATCTTGACCCTAACTCGGAAGCATTTGCACAGGTCAATACGCAGATTAAACAACTTGAAACTACAATAACGCAAATTGAAACGGGCAAGATTGATGCAATAGGCACAGCCATTGAAGGCATTGATGCGGGTAATGCAGCTCAAGGCATAGAACAGGTAGGCAACGCGGTTCAACAGGTTGTTGCACCCGTTAATCAATTAGCCAGTGCGACTGATGCACTGAATACAGAATTAAAGGATACTAAGGTTGATACATCTACGATTGAAAATGCAAGTTCGGATTTTCAAGAGTTAGCCGTTCAAGAGGAAAATGTAACAACATCGAGCAAATCACTTAAGGCGCAGCTGCGTGAATTACAAGCACAGCTTGCCGCTACTGACCCTGATAGCGCAAAGTACCGTGAGCTTGCAGCCGCAGCAGGAGAATTAAAAGACCAAATAAGTGATGCAGCGCAAGCGGTAGGGACACAGGCAGGTGGTGCTTTTGAAAAAGTTGGTGGATCACTTGGGCTTGTTACATCACGTATTGCTAATCTTGACTTCACAGGTGCAGCTGAAGGTGCAAAACTACTTGCACAAAACATTACGGATATTAAGCCGGGTGATATTGCCAAAGGTATATCCAGTATTGGTAGTGCATTCGCTTCGGTAGGTAAGGCATTGCTAACTAACCCTATCTTTTTGATAGGTGCGGCTATTGCAGGTGCGATTGTGTATGCTGAAGAATTGCTGTCATTGATTGACGGTGTTACCGATGCAGAAACGAAAGCACTGGATGCACAGAAAGAACGTGCTGCACTTGCAAAGGAACAGGTAGATTTAATTTCATCTCAAGAACAGCAATTAAGATTACAAGGCAAGACTGAGAAAGAAATTACTGCACTTAAACTGCAAGCACTTAACACTGCTATACTTGAACAACAGGCAGTAGTTGAAACTACGCGCATACAGGCAGAAGGTCAAATTAAAGCAGCGGAACGCAATGCTAATTACCTAAAGACTTTCCTTGACTTTGTAACCTTTCCACAGAAAAAGCTTGCGGAGTTCTTTCAGAACTTTGTCAATGGTGCAATTACAGTACTTAATAAACTTGGTTTAGATGTAGAGAAAATCGACATTACATCGGTCTTTGAAGATGTAAACAACTTTATTGTAAAGCAAATCTTTGACCCGGAAGCAGAACGCAAGAATCAAGAGAAGATAGTCAAGGATGCGGAAAAATCTTTAAATCAATTAAACGAACAAAGAGCCGCAATAATTAATCAACAGAATGCAAGGGAAAAAGCAAACGCACAAAAGGCAGCTGATGAAAAAGCAAAGGCGGCAAAAGATGCAGCCGATGCACAGCTAAAAGCCGAACAGGAAGTAAGTGACTTGCTCAATCAGTTATACGAAGAAAACGTAAAAGAATTTGAAGATGCTGAAAAGAAAAAGACCGAAGCAGCGGAAGCAGAAGCGGAGAAACGTAAGAAAGCAGAAGAAGAGTATAACACTGCTATAAGCGCACTACGTAGCGAGCAAGACGCAAAGAATCTTACGCAGGATCAACAGGAAATCATTGCCATTGATAAGAAGTATTTGGACCTACGTGAAAAGGCAATACAGGCAGGACAAAGTACGGTAGAAGTTGATGCGGCATATAAGAAAGCATTAGAAGAACAAGAAGTAAATAGTGCTGAAAGACGCAAGCAAATTGAGCAAGCCGTACAAGATTCTAAATTACAATTAACCTCGGATGCACTTGGTGCAATTAGCAATCTTGTTGGTGCATTTGCCAAAGGTGATGAGAAGCGTGCAAAGCAAGCGTTTAAAATTCAAAAGGCTGTAAGCATAGCACAAGCAACAGTAGACACGTATAAGGGTGCTAACGCAATCTTTGCAAGTGCAGCGGCTAATCCATCAACGGTACTATTTCCTGCTCAACCATTCATTGCCGCAGGTATTGCCATTGCATCTGGTCTTGCCAACGTTGCGACCATTGCACAACAGCAGTTCCAAGGTGGTGGAACACCCGCAGGAAATAATAGTGAGAATCCACCAAGCTTGCCGGGTGATGGTGGCGGTGGTGCACAGCCTGCACAATTCAACCCACTTGCCGCATCATTCCTGCAAGATAGACCTGAGCAAATTACACCACGTGCATATGTACTTGCAGGCGATGTAGCCAGTGCACAAGAGGTGCGCGAAAACGTAGCGGACTTAGCAAGAATCGGATAAACTAATATAATTTTACATCATGGAAAAAAGAAAAGTAGTTAAATGTGTTATTGATGAAGAGGGTCGTTTGGGTATTACTGCAATGGGCTTAGTGGATAGCCCTGCAATCGAAGAAAATTGGATTGCACTTTCTAAAATGCAACTATCAAAAGTAGATGAAGAACGCAGGATGCTGTATGGTCCCGCACTCATTCCGGATAAGGAGATACTTCGCTATGATGACAAGGGCGAACCTTACTATGTGTACTTTGAAAAGGCAACCGTTCAAAAGGTAGCACATCAGTTTTTCAAAAAGAATTTGCAACACACCACTAACCTGCAACACGAAATACCCGTAACAGGTGTGACGGTTGTAGAATCATGGTTGAAAGAGGGTAAGCAAGACAAATCATTACAACTCGGATTACCTGAACTGCCCGATGGAACATGGTTTATTGGTACGCATGTAGACGAAGATGCAGTGTGGGAAGATGTGAAGATGGGTAAGGTAAAAGGATACAGCATTGAAGGGTTCTTTAACGAGGTAGGCGTAGCCATGAGCGGTGTAAAGAATTACGAGGCTGAATTAGTGCTGGAATTAGATCAACTATTAAGCAGTGTAAATCCCAACAAATGAAAATAAATGCTGTTAAGTTTAAGGACAAAGCGTCCTTTGAAAAGAACAAGAACAAGCCGAATGTACGTGCTGTGCATGAGCCATTTGGCATTATTGTTTTTGAAGATGTTAACTATGTTGCCCCGGATGCTGCCAAAGTATCGCAGGCATACCAAGTAGACGGTGCACTCGATAACATCCCTACTGGTCTTGCTATCTTAGTTGCTCCCGATATGGGTGCAGCTGAAATCTACTTGCAAAAGAACAAGGTAGCGATTAAAGAAAGTTTCCACCTAACTAACACATTCTTTGTTGAGGTTCCTGCCTTTACTTCATTCAATGAGTTCTACGATGCACTTATGTTGAGTAAGCTATTCACCAGTGTAGAGCCTGATTACATCCAACCATTTCAAACGGATGCGGATGCGTATAGTTACGAAGCACAATGGCACCTGCCTAACCTAAAGGCTAAAGAGGCGTGGTCACTTATTGACGGTGCTGCATATGGTGAAGTTGCTGTATTGGACATAGCATGCGAAACTAACCACGAAGATTTACAGGGCATGATTAGCGGCACATCTTGGAACTGCGTAACCAATGCACCGGATGTTAATCCTGTTAGTGAGAATGAAAAGCATGGCACTTGTTGCAGCGGTTTGATATGTGCCACAACTGACAATGGTATAGGTGTTTCCTCTTTAGGAAACAACAAACTCAAAGTGCAATTTTTGCACATCGGTTATGGCAGCACCACAGGCGGGGGGTTTAGCACATCGGATACAATCCTCACTCTTGCGGCAAACAAGGTAATTGAAAATCCTAACTGCCTTGCTGTATCAATGTCGTGGGGTGGTGGTGGCACTTGGAGTTATCCCATATTCCAAAATGGACTTACACAGATTAAGACATTAGGACGTGGCGGCAAGGGTATTCCTATCTTCGCTTCAAGTGGTAATCAAAGTCAATCCAACTTTACACAAGCACCTGCAATCTATCCGATGGTACATGCAGTAGGTGCAAGCACTCAATCAAACACACGTGCTTATTTTAGCAACTATGGTCCTAAGACTTTCGCGGCTACTCCCGGCACATCATGCCCAACCGTTGATAGAACTGGCGCAAGTGGTTATAATGCATCGAGCAATTACACTAACTTTAGTGGCACATCGTGTTCATGCCCTGTATTAGCGGCTATCGCTGCAAGTGCTTTGCTTGCTAATCCGACATTGACAGAAGCACAAGTAGCTGATGTGTTGCGACAAGCTGCACGAAAGACGGGCGGTTATGTGTACGATGCAAATGGCAAAAGCGCGGAATTAGGTTATGGAGTAGTGGACATGTTTAGTGCTGTAAGTATTGCCAAATCATTAGACGGTGGTGACCCTGTGCCCGTGCCAACACCTGAATACAATCTTTATGGTAGTATTAGCACACCTGCAAGTGCTGTACAAGGCACAACTATCAACGTGCTGTATAGCGTTAATGTAGATCGTGTGTACACAAAGGACATTATTGCAACAGTTAGCCTGTCGTTTAAACGTCCCGATGGTAGCGTGTTTACTTTTTACACTGGGGATGTGACCATACCAAAAGGGCAACAGGTGGCAACCATGTCAGCACCATTTGCGTTACCAAATAATCAGGTAGGCAATAGCACGTTTACACTTACCATTGACCCGAATAACGTCATTGCTGAATTAAATGAGAATGATAATAGCATAAGCACAGGCACAACTATTACTTCGCTCAATCCACCAACAACAGGTGTTGACGCAGCTGTGACTATTGAGGGTATTGAGTGGTTAGATGCTACACGTGTACGCATACGCTACAAATTTGCCAACAAAGGCACTACTCCTATTACATCGCTCAAGGCAAAGCATGGTTTTGCGGGTGGTTTTCAAGGCGTGTGGAATAGAACTGATTCAATAATGCCGGGTAATAGCATAGTACTCGGCAGTGTTTATAGCACTACTTGGATAGGTGTTGCCTTACCTGCTATGTATAGCATTGAGATTGTGGCTGTAAATGGTTCACCTGATGCTGTGACAAGTAACAATGTTGCATCAAAAGAAATAACAAAATAATTTTTATCTTAGCACGCGTTAATGTGCATAGTGTTTAAGGTTTTGGTATCTAAAAAGAATGCCCCTAACGAGGGGCATCTTTTTTTTACCAAGTAAACTAAGCAATTAATCAAAGTATGCAGGCGCGAATATAATCGGCAACATTCATCTTTGAAGCTTTGGCATTTCTTATAATTGACTTGTATTGTTTTTCAGTCAATCGTGCACTAACTTTTTTCGATAGGGTTTCTGTTTGTTTCATAATAGGTGTATTTATTTATACGGCTAAGGTAATATAGTTTTTGGTATGTAACAAAAAAACGTTTTTGCTACTATACCCAAATACTAATCGATGTCAAACATTAAAGAACAAATCAAATCCGTATTCTCAAAGTACGGCATTGACCCTTCAAGCGTTGGTATCAAGTTCGAAGAAGAAACAGCTACTGAAGCACCTGCCACAGAGGTAAAGTTCGCAGTAGAAGGTACTTTGAGCGATGGTACTAAAATCTACTCTACCGCTGATGAGTGGGTAGTAGGTGTGGATATTTATACACAGGATGCTGAAGGCAATCCAGTGCCTGTTCCTGCGGGTGAATACCTGCTTGAGGACGGTGTGACCAAAGTCGTAGTAGGCGAAGATGGTCTCGTTGCTGAAATTGAACGTGAAGAACAATCTACTGAGATGAGTAGCGAAGACCTCGTTGCTGTAATCGGTCAGTTGTCTGAGCGTATCGCTGCACTTGAAACTGAAAAGACTGAACTTGCTGCTGCAATCGAATCTGCAAAGAACGAAACTGCATCTGTAAAGGCTGAACTTGCATCTGTAAAGAAAGCACCTGCTGTGCCTTCGGTTAAATCACAAGAGTTTAAGAAAAACGCTGCACCTGTTGTTGCTTCTAATGGATCATCATTCAGCGACTTCATGGAGCAAATCCGTGCTAAAAAAGTAAATTAATTCACCTCATAAATTATATTTTAAAATGCCAACAACAACTTCACTCACCACCACCTATGCAGGTGAATTAGCTGGTGAAATCGTAGCAAAAGCTTTGTTGTCAAACGTATCTGCTGGATATGTAACAATGAAGCCAAACGTACCTTACAAATCAGTAGTACGTAAAATTGATGACACTGTATCATTTGCCGCCGGCACTTGTGACTTTACCCCAACAGGTACTATCACTTTGACTGAGCGCATCTTGACCTTGGAAGAATTCCAAGTACAACGCCAAATCTGTAAGAAGGATTTCTTCACAGATTGGACTACTGCTGATGTAATGAGCGGACGTGTAAACACCCAAATCCAAGATGCAATCATCGAGCGTTTGACAGGTGGTATCGCTGCTGCTAACGAAAATATCATGTGGAATGGTGTAAACGCTACTGCTGGTCAATACGATGGTTTCTTGACTTTGATTAAGGCGGGTGGTTCAGGTGCTGTATCTGCGGGTTCAGGTGCTTTGGATTCTACCAACATCATCGCTACCATTTGGGACATCATCAACACAGCTCCTGCTGCTGTTAAAGGTGCTGCTGAAAAGCCAGCATTGTACATGGGACAGGCTGCTTGGGAAGCTTACATGCAAGCGCAAATTGCTGATGGCAATGGTTGGTACTTGACAGGTGGTCCTGAAGTATCTAAGCGTTTCGTAGGTATGTATGAAATCTACGTATGTCCGGGTATGGCTGCTGACAACATCGTGTTTGCACAGAAGTCAAACTTGATGCTTGGTACATGGCAGGAAAACCAAATGAACGAAGTGTTTATCTTGGACATGCAAAACTTGGATGGTTCACAGAACGTTCGTTACGGTGCACGTTTCTACCTCGGTGCACAGATTGCAGTAGCTGAAGACATCACCTACTGGGGAGCATAATTAATAATCACGGGGGTGTAACAGCCCCCTTTTAAAACTATATAAAACATGGCTTGTGATTTAACCACAGGATTTACGCTCGGATGCCTTGAAGGTATTGGTGGTGTTAAAGAGATTCTGATTGCTAACTACGATGACTTTACATCGGGTATTACCTATGGTGGACCTGATGGTGAGGTTGACGGATTGCCAACAGCAACTATCTACCGCTACGTTCCATTCCGCAATAGCGGCTCATACGTTGAGACCGTACAGAAGAATTTGGAAACAGGAACTTTGTTTTTCTCACAGGAAGTTCAATGGACTTTTGGTAAGTTGAACCAAGAAATGCGTAACGAGTTCTTGAACGTAGCAAAGGCAAAGATGATTGTATTTGTTCGTACTAATGATGACCAAATCTTGTTGCTTGGCGCAGGTGAAGGTGCACAGCTTACAGCTGGTACCGTTCAATCAGGTGCACAGAAAGCAGATTTGATGGGTTACCAAGTTACTGCGGTTGCTGAAGAACTTTCACCTGCTGTACACCTTGAGCCATTTACATCAGTACCTTTTGATAACTTCGCGGGTATTACTGTAAGCCCTGCTTACTAAGAATTGTTTCCGTTTGTGTTCTTGTTGTATTGTAAAGGGGGCAGGTTTACACTTGCCCCTTTTTAAATAAAAGGCTAATGATCTACTTAACTACCAATACTGCTAATCAACAAGTCTATCTTTCATTAGATGAAGCAAGGCAGTATTACAGCACAGCATTCACAAACTATCTTATCATTCTCACACACGAGGAGAATAGCACTACCGGCACTGACCTTGCACAGGTTGCATCGATTGTTAGTGAATCGGTAAGAATTACACATCTGACAATTACCACAGTTGGCTTAACTTTGGCGGGTAGGTATCGCTATGAAGTGTATGGACAAAACTCTGCAATTAATACTAATCCGGCAAATGCTGCTGTTGTTGGTATTGTGGAGCGTGGATATGCTGTTTTAAATGACAATACAAGTTGGTTTGATGTACCTGTCAATACCATACCAAACGATATAATATATGAACCATAACGAATCGAATATAGTATCGCTAAAGCTTAGTGAATACGTAGCTAAAAGCGATGCAGAAAAAGTAGACCGCAAAGGGTGGGTAAACTACGGAGATCAAAATGATTTTCCGCAGTACCTACGTGACCTATCGCATGAATCACCCGTGCATGGTTCACTCGTTGTGGCTATTGGTGATATGATAGCGGGTAAGGGTATCCAGTCCGAGCAATATCAGGCTGAACTTGACGCGCTCAATGTAGATACTTTGACGTATGCATGTGCACATGACTTGAAATTGTTTGGCGGTTTCTTCATTGAAGTGATTTGGAGCAATGATAGAACGGTTATATCTAAGCTAAATGCCATACCATTTGAAGAGTGCCGTATCGCAATCAGTCAAGAGGACGAAAGCGAGATAGGTATTTACCATAGTTACGATTGGTCAAACATTCGCAAGAAAAAGAACACACCCGAGTTTATACCCAAATACAACTATTTGACACGTGAGCAAGAGCCACGTCAAATCTATTGGTGCTTTACGTACACAGGTAGTGATTCTTACCCACGCCCTGACTATTGGTCTGCTATCAACTACATCGAGTTAGATAAGCAGATATCTATATTCCATATCAACCAAATTTCAAACGGTCTTTTCCCTTCAACCATTATCAACTTCTACAACGGGCAGGCAACGCCTGAACAGAAGCAGCAAATGATGATGGACTGGGAGAACAAGATGAGTGGCGCACGTAATGCAGGCAAGGTGGTTATGTTCTTTAACGAACGTGATCAACCTAAAACTGAAATTACACCATTCCCTGTAAATGACGCGGATAAGCAGTATCAGTTAATGGATACTACCGCACAGCAAAAGATTATTACTGCACACCGCGTTACAACTCCATTGCTTTTCGGTATCAGAGAAACATCGGGATTTGGTAGCAACAAAGATGAAATGGCTGTTGGTCTTGAGATATTTAATAAGCAAGTAATCGAGCCATATCAGGAAAAAATAAATCAGAGCATCACAGAACTATTGAGCAATCAAATGCCAGGTGTAAGCTTTGAGATTGTGCCAAACACTCCACTTGTAGCTGAGCAACAAACCGTAGTAACCGATGCGGATGCAACAGGCACTACTACGGATGTTGCCGCTACGGCTTTAAATGGTGCACAGA